GTGCTGAACAAGCTGCAAGACAAATGGACTATCAAGAGCGTATGCGTTCAACGCAGTATCAAACTGCCGTTGATGATATGCAAAAAGCTGGATTAAATCCCATGTTAGCTTATTCGCAAGGTGGAGCGGGTACCCCAAGTGGTGCTATGGGGCAGGTGTCCACTGCGAAAGTAGGTAATACTTTAGGTGCAGCTGTTCAAGGTTATCAAGCTATGCAGCTTAATAATGCTGAAGTAGCCATGAAAGAAGCAGCAACTGAGAATACTAGTGCTGCGACTTTAAAAACTGAAGCTGATACCATTAAAACTGCTGTTGATATTCAGCAAGTTTTAGAGACAACAAAATTAACTGGTCAGCAGTATGTTAATGCCATGGAAATGCTTACAAAATTGAAAGAAGAAATTCTCAATTTGAAAGCTACGCGTGATCTTACAACTGCTACTGCGGCTAATGTTAAAGAAAATATTGCACCATCTGCAGATCCTTATTGGTATCGTGATTTGAAGAAAGGTATTTCATCTGCAAGACAGTGGGCAGGTGAAAAACTTAAATATAAAGGTGTTTCAGTATTGCCGAACTTTGGAGGAAACAAATGATTAAAAAACATGAGTTGTTTTTACGTACCCCTTATAACTATGATACAGATGCTGCATCCAATGAGTCAGGGTTGGCTTGTGAGGAGCCTTCTCTGGCTCAGCAGCATTTTAAGGATGAATGTGATATTAATAACATTCTCCGTCAATTTAATATTACTGGGCTTTTACCTGAAAGCCCATTATCGCCTCGTTATGGCGATTTTAGCGGTATTAGTGATTACCATACCGCATTGAATCGCGTTATAGCGGCTCAAGATGAATTTGATGGTTTACCAGCTCAAATTAGAGCTCGTTTTGATAATGATCCATCAAAATTGATTGAATTTTTAGAAAACGAGCAGAATCGACCTGAAGCCGAGAAACTCGGATTAGTCGAAAAAGCAGCTGCCGAAGTCGTAGAAGCTGCGAAAGTTACACCTGATAAGGCGGCTGAATAAGCCGTAGCACAGTTACATTACTTGATGTAACTGTGCTAGGTGACACCAAACCGAAAATGTTAGTTAACCGAGGAGCTAAAAAATGATGTATAGAAAACCTGTAAATAAGCGCAAGTCGGCAAAGACTTTTCGCCGAACCGCTAAACGTACCAAAGCAGCTAATATGCAAAAAGCCCCACATCGTGGTGGCTGGCGTCTATAACTAACTAAAATGGGTACCTCACATGCCTTGTTATCATCCTTTAAGCGCATTTCAATGCGCTGATGGCTCAATTGTCTTTTATGAATCTAAAAGACACGATACAGTCAAATCATTATCTTTACCCTGCGGCCAATGTATTGGCTGCAGACTTGAACGCTCACGTCAGTGGGCTATTCGATGTATGCATGAAGCTCAGATGCATGAACAAAATTGTTTTATAACACTTACATATGATGATGCACATCTCCCAAGCGATAGATCATTACACTATAGAGACTTTCAGCTCTTTATTAAAAGATTACGAAAACGGTATGTTGGACGAAGAATACGTTATTACATGGCTGGAGAATATGGTGAAAACTTTGGGCGTCCGCATTGGCATGCGTGTATCTTCGGACTCGATTTCGATGATAAGAAATTATGGAAACGGACTTCCGCTAATTCTCTCTTATATCGATCCAAAGAGCTTGAATTATTGTGGCCATTTGGTTATTCCTCCATTGGAGACGTTACTTTCGAATCGGCAGCCTACGTGGCTAGATACATTATGAAAAAAGTAACTGGTAAAAATGCTTCCGAGCATTATCAAGAAATTGACCCAGACACTGGGGAAATTACTAATAGGACACCTGAGTTTACGAAGATGTCTTTAAAACCCGGAATCGGGTACGAATGGTATAAGCAATACACTTCCGATGTGTATCCACACGACTATGTTGTAGTTCGTGGTAAAAAAGTCAAACCTCCTAAATTCTATGATAAAAAATATAAAATTGATAATCCTTATGAGTTTGACGAACTGCTTTACATTCGTGAAAAAAGTGTTAAACTTAGGCACGAAGATAATACCTTGGAACGACTTGCTGTTAAAGAGCAAGTAGCCAAGGCAAAACTTCAAAAACTTAAACGTAACCTCACTTAGGAGCCTCACATGAAATTAGTATTATGTTCTGTAAAAGACCGTGCAGCAGATGCTTATGGTCGTCCAATGTTTGTACCGTCTGTTGGCGTAGCTATTAGGAGCTTTTCAGACGAAGTAAATAGAAAAGATCCAGAAAATCAATTATTTAACCACCCAGACGATTTTGATTTGTATGAGCTTGGCGAATTTGACGACAATACTGGTCTTTTTGCTTTACATGAGCAACCCAAGTTGTTATCCTTGGGTAAACAAGTGAAAATTAACCAAGAGTGATTTTAAACAAGCCGTCTCAGCTTTAGCTGGGACGGAACTAGCCTAGGAGCTTAATAAAATGCATCGTAATCAATCGGTAGATGTACACCAATTTACTATGATTCCAAAGGCCGATATACCTCGGTCTTCATTTGATTGTCAATCAACGCATAAAACTACTTTTGATGCTGGTTATTTAGTACCAGTATATGTAGATGAAATGCTACCCGGTGATACATTTCGGTTGAATATGACGGCATTTGCTCGTCTTAGTACACCAATATTTCCAATTATGGACAATATGCATTTGGACAGTTTCTTTTTCTTTGTTCCAAATCGTTTAATTTGGTCCAATTGGCAAAAATTTATGGGTCAACAAACGAATCCCGGTGATTCGATTTCATATGTTGTACCCCAACAAGTTTCGCCTACAGGCGGATATGCGATAGGTTCTTTACAAGATTATATGGGTTTACCTACAGTGGGACAGGTGTCCAATACTGGAACGGTATCTCACTGCGCTTTTTGGCCTCGTGCGTATAACTTGATTTGGAATGAATGGTTTAGAGATGAGAATTTGCAAAATTCTGTGACTGTTGATATGGGTGATGGCCCAGATAACGTAGCAAATTATACTTTGTTACGTAGAGGTAAACGTAAAGATTATTTTACAAGTGCATTACCATGGCCTCAAAAGGGTGCAAGTGTTTCTTTACCACTTGGAGCATCTGCTCCTGTTTTGTCTGATAATACAAGCCCAACCTTCGCTAGTACTACTACTTCTTCTGGAGCTCGTGGTTTATTTTTTGGTTTAGATGCAGACGGTTATAAACAATATAATTATGACGGTACCTCATTAGATGGTCAAAATGCTAAATTTGTTAATACAGGGTTATATGCGGATCTATCAGCAGCTACGGCGGCAACTATTAATCAATTACGGCAGTCTTTTCAGATTCAGAAGTTGCTTGAGCGTGATGCACGCGGAGGTACGCGTTATACTGAAATTATTAGGGCACATTTTGGTGTTGTTTCTCCTGATGCTCGCTTACAGCGTCCCGAATATATCGGGGGCGGATCGTCCAATATTAGTATTAATCCGATCGCTCAAACGTCAGGTACTAATGCTAGTGGAACTACTGCCCCTCTGGGCACACTTGCTGCTATGGGTACTGCCTTGGCTCATAACCATGGCTTTACTTATTCGGCTACTGAGCATGGTGTAATTATTGGATTAGTTGCCGTTCGTGCAGATCTCACATATCAGCAAGGGCTTGCTCGTATGTGGTCTAGATCAACACGTTATGATTTTTATTTTCCTGCATTTGCTACCTTAGGTGAACAAGCTGTTCTTAATAAGGAAATATATGTACGTGGTGATAGTAATGATAATTCTGTATTTGGTTATCAAGAACGTTGGGCTGAATACCGTTATTATCCTTCCCGTATTTCTGGTTTGTTTAGGTCTACTGCTGCAGGCACTATTGATGCTTGGCATTTGGCTCAGAAATTTACTTCTTTACCAACTTTGAATAATACTTTTATTCAAGATACTCCTCCTGTTGACCGTATTGTTGCTGTTGGTGCTGCTGCAAACGGTAAACAATTTATTTTTGATAGCTTTTTTGAGTGTAAAAAAGCACGTCCAATGCCGATGTATTCTGTACCCGGCTTGATTGATCATTTTTAATATGTTTGGCGGACTTTCTCTTGGAGGAGCTGTTGGTGGTATTCTTGGTTTTATAGGCCAACAGCAAACAAACCAAAAAAATTGGGATATTGCTCAAGCTGCAAATCAGGCTAGTGCTGAACAAGCTGCCAGACAAATGGACTATCAAGAGCGTATGCGTTCAACGCAGTATCAAACTGCCGTTGATGATATGCAAAAAGCTGGATTAAATCCCATGTTAGCTTATTCGCAAGGTGGAGCGGGTACCCCAAGTGGT